AACGTCTACGATTGGGAGAGCTGACAAACATAGACGAGACAGGACCAGCAAGGTATCCGTTAGGGGAAAAAATAGCTTTAGATGCTGATGCTGCCCAAAAAGAGCTTACTTTCAAAGCACAGGGAAAAGCTGAAGATATTTTTTATGATTGGTTGTTGGAAGCACAGCCTTTTAGAAGTTTGGGAAGGACTTTGTCTTCCCGGGATGCAAAAAACATACTTATAGACAGCGAAATAAGGGGCGACATTCAGTATTGGAAGCCCAGCTTTGGTTCTTTTTTCAACCAGGTAGAGCTAGCAGATTCTGAAGTTGAGGCCACTATAGAAGGTATTAATAAAATAATGCCTTTTGTGAAATATGTTGCCTGGCAACAAATGGCCCCTACTGTTCTTAAAAAAGCACGGCCTTTTGCAACGGTGGCGATACAGAATCATCCTGAGCTGGCTCCTGTGCTGGATCTTTATCTAAATCCGGACAAAAATTTTACACAAGAGAATATATCAAGGCTTGAGGAGAAAGAACTGACCGGGAGGATTGAGGAAAAAGACAAGATACCTGATTATCCGCACAAAGGCACTCAATATGGGAAGGAAGCCGATTGGGCCAAGGACTTATTACACCGGGGAATTGTGAAGTTGTTGCAAACTTTCCCTGATATAACCCATGTTTACCTGCATAAATATGGCACCGAAGGTTCTCCTGTCTATCCCTATGTGGAAGTAATTAAAGAGGCTAAGAAAATGGCGAAAGAACTTGGTCTGGACATGAAAAAAATTGGAGAGTATCCGACCAAAGCTGCATTAGGAAAAAAAGAGGGGGGAAGGACAGTATTAACGGATGTTACTAACGAAGTTTGGTATGTTAATATTGAAAAAATGCGAGAGATCGTGCTAATGGGTGGTGTTGAAGGCATGAGAAAAGGTGGGGTAGTAAAGAAAGCAGTTAATCACACAATGAACTATGGGGACTACGGGAGAAAGTTTCTCTGATTAGTCCCATCATCCATGCTCGTATTATATAAGGAACTGACACCACGAAACATGGACTGACGAACTGGGACCAAATCCGATAACTTAATCGGTGTCAGCTGTTCAAAAGAGCGGCGTGTCTTTCCGGATCGTCCACGATCACGACCCATTCATCGGCTACGGTAGCCAAACAGGTGTTCATGTGCAGCTCGTCAAAGATTTTATAAGCAGTAAGGGCGGAAAGCTGGTCCGAGTAGAAGTGGATAATCAGTTTACCCGCACCATTGGGCATTTCCCCTTTATGTAATTCTGGCTGGAACTCTTCGGTGTAGGTGCAGATTGAGTGTGATAAAAAATCTGCGTCCTTTTTGTCGAAGTAAACTAAAGTCACTGGATTAGTATCCATGGGTGACCTCCTCGTAGGTTTCCGGGTAGTCCGGATCGCGACGTTCTAGTTCCCTTATAGTTTTTTTAGGGGTTCTGGCCTTGAATCTTTCAATTCTGTCCTGGTTTGTTTCCTGGCCATCTATCCAATCAATTTGTTTCATAGTCATAGGTCTTCCTCCTTTATGTGAGACATAAACCCTTTATTGTGGACTACTGCTATTAACTGCTCTGCTTTTGCTTTTTTCAGCACCATGCCCTCGTCTCCAAGATACTCACTGGGAATAAACGCACGCTGAAAGCCTCCTCCAAAAAGACCTCTAGCAAGGAACTCCTCTAGCTTTTCGTTCCTTAGCCTATGCGGTCCATTAGTTTTCTCAGCAAAAAGGATTTCTTTAAGCTCTTCTGTTGCGTCAAGGTCTAAGGTAATGGTAAGTCGCACCCAATCGCGCTCTTTTGGTAATGCCTTTTCTTCAAAGGTTTCTACAAACTTTTCCAGTTTCCTATACATTTCTTCGTGTTCATGTGTTTCTTCCTGGCGAGCCTGCTCTTGTTCAATGGCTAAGTCACTTGTTTTCATTTTTTCTTTCCTCTTTTTCATAGTTAGGTGGTCCTATTGCCAATATCCTCCGAGATAGTTAGTTAGAGCTAAGAATATTAGCTATCGAACTAGGACCGGTATCCGTCTATTAACAAAATAGGTGCTCTAACTAACTACCTGTAGTATACTCCACAGTAAAATAAAGTAAAGGGTTTTTTCATTAGGTCGAGTTGGCGGTGGACCAAGGACCAGGGACAAATAGTCAACTTCTAGGAACTTACCTGTCGTTTCTAAGACTTTACCTGTCATTTCTAAGGGAAAAGGGTCAGTTTCTAAGGGAAAAGGGTCAGTTTCTCCACCGCACCTCAAAAACACGCAGAAGTTATGTAGAAGTTATGTAAAAACAGGGTTTTGGTGCCTCTGAAACCCTTTAAAACAAAGGGGTCTTGTTTTCCTATATAGAGTATACTCACATCCCCTGAACCTGAGATTTTGAGATTTTTCAAGAGACTAATACGAAAAAAATATCAAAAACAGAGGTGCGGAGGTGCGTTTGGGACGAAAGCCTTTGTTTATAGGGGTTTTCACATAACCTGAGAGAGGTGCGTTTCAGGTTATGTAGGTTATGTGAAAAAAGACTTACTAAAACTTACTTTAAAAGATATAATTCACTCATGCCTAAAGGAGTATCAGGAAACATATCTGGCCGTAATGAAAAACATTTGACTCCAAAGCAAGTGCGTTTTGCAAAAGAGTTTGTTTATAACGACGGTTCAAAAACACAAACTGAATGTGCGCTTTCTGCTGGATACGGCAAATCGAGTGCGCACGTTAGAGCGTCTGAGCTTTTAAACCCACAAAGATACCCACTTGTTGTTCGATACATAAGAGAGCTCCAGGGAGAAGTAGACAGAAAGTATGAAGTTACATTCAGCAGACACGTTAAAAAACTTGCTGACATAAGAGACCAGGCCATAGATAAAGGAAACTTAACCGCAGCGGTTTCAGCAGAGGTTCAAAGAGGGAGAGCGGCAGGACTCTATATAGAAAGAAGAGAAGTCCGGACAGGCACTTTGGATTCTTTGAGTGAAATAGAGATTAAAAAGAGAATACAAAAACTATTGGGAGACTATAAGCCATTGTTGGAAGTGGAAGAGGCGCAGTTCACGGAGTAGAATAATCCGTATCATTTTTTCCCTTTCTGTAAAATTTTTAAAACCAGTTTTTGATCTTCTTTAGACAAAGACCAGAAATAACCTAAAATATCTGCAATTTTTGAGTTATCTGTTTTTTCTGGAGCCAGGGCCATTAGTCCTTTTCCATTTTTTCTATAGCTACTGGAGAACGTTTTTTTGCTTGCCTTAGCTTAGTGGTGCCTAAGTCTACGCCGTGGCCTTTTTCGTCTACAACCCTATATTTTTTTGTTCTTGGATTTTGTATTATTCTGTAGGTTCCCTTAACCATTATTCTTCTCCTGTATTAAAGGTTTTAATTTTTGCTCATACCACTCAGCTTTTTCTAAGTCCTGAGCACCGTTTTTGTGTCTAAATCTCCAACGATATTTTAGCGAGTTTCCTCTTAAATATCCTACAAACTCTTCGTGAGTTAGCATGGCTTCGATCGCGTCAATACACTCAATCTCTCCTGTTTTGTAATGTGGGGGGTGGTTTACCATGTCAGGAAGCTTAGCCATTTTATTTCTTTAAGATAGTTTCAATATAATTATCTTTTTTCGCAGTGTTTTTAAGTTCCGCAAGCTCCTTTTTTAGTTCTTTGTTTTCTTTCCTGAAGTATTCAGCCATTTTTCGCCAGTGTTCTGTTTCGGGATCTTCTGCACCTTCCCACGCCTTTTTGGTGTTATAGGTTTCTTTTGATTCAGTCATTTCTTTTTAATATGCGGTCTATTAGTTTTCGTGTGAGATTACCATAAAAATCTTCGTCGCTGTAGCTGTTGCAGGCATAACAAATACGAAATCGAATAGGCTTTTCTTTTGTGGTTCTTACCAGTCTTCCGACAAACTCACTTTTTTCTCTTTCTTCCAGGCAACACTCACAAAAAGTTGTTTTGACTAGGGGATCTTCCACTCTCCGTCCTTTTTTACCCATCCTTTTGTTTGAAGGGCTTGTTCTAATTTATTTTCTTCTTGTCTTACTTCTTCTAGCAAGCCTTCCAATTCTTTTCGTCTTGTCTCTAATTCTTTCTCTCGTTTCATCATTTCTACAGATGTTTCCATTTCGTTTACCTTTTTGGTTGGTTGGTTAATAATTTCTTTTTGAACCGGGAGGTCTTCTACTTTTGTTTGAGACGCAAGTAAGCTTTCCTCCCGATCTTTTTCTTTATCATCAATGTCCCATATCCCTAATGAGTTCTTGGTAGCCAGCATCACTAAGCCACTTATGGCAAAGAACGCCCCAAAGACACAACCTAGAGCTGTTCCGATAGCTAGGGTTGTGTTGGTTGTTGTGCCAGACATGAAATTGGTAACTCCGAACCATAGCATAGGCACAGATATGGTTAATAATATAAGCCCTTGGTTTTTTCTTTTAGTCATTTAGTTCTCCTTAAAATTCATAATCATCAAATCTCATCAATGCCCAGGCGGGTAAACCGAGGCAAA